ATCGGTGGGCCGTTCTACGAGCTGTGGATGCGCGCTACTGACCCCAGTTCGGCGTCCGAATGGGGGGCGGTGTTCTTCGCGTGGTGGGAGCACCCCGAGTATAGGCGCACTCCGCGCGACCCGGAGAAGTTCGAGCGGTCGATGACCGACGAGGAGCGGGAGATCCAGCTCCGCTACGGCCTGAGCCTCGAGCAGATGTACTGGCGCCGGTGGGCGATCGAAAACAAGTGCGAGGGATCGCTCGACCGGTTCCATCAGGAATACCCGGCCAACCCCGAGGAGGCATTCCTGACCTCCGGGCGCCCGCGCTTCGACCTGAAGACCGTCGAGCGGCAGCCGGTAATCCGCGACCCGATCAGCGGAACGATCGAGCGGGACCACTCGGGCGTCAAGAAGATACTCCGCTTCGAGGCGCGCGAGGACGGCCGAGGCCTGGTTCGCGTGTGGAAGCGGCCAGTTCCTGGGCACGTCTACATCATCGGCGCCGACCCGGCGCACGGCATCGACGCCGGCGAGGAGCTCGGCAAGAGCGACCCCGACTACTCGGTGGCCTGCGTGCTTGACCGCGATTCAGGAGAGCAGGTGGCCGTCAGCCGCGCGCGCATCCACCCGGCTGAGTTCGGAGAGCTGGTGGCCCTGCTCGGCGAATGGTACAACTGGGCCTTCCTGGTGCCCGAGGCCAACCCGATCGGCGTGGCGCTGATCGAGGCCATCATCCGGCAGGAGTACCCGATCGAGCGCATCTACCGGCGCGACCGCATCCCCGGAGACCCGCGTCCGCCCCAGTACTCCAAGCTCGGTTTCCTGACCACCGTCACGACGAAGCCGCAGCTTATCTCTGGGCTCGACCGCGCGCTGCGCGAAGGCGCCATCATCGTGCGCGACCCGCTCACCGTCCAGGAGCTCCGAACCTTCGTCTACGACGCCAAGGGAAAGATGCAGGCGCAGCAAGGATGCCATGACGACTGCGTGATCGCGCTGGCCCTTGCCGTGGCGGGACTCGGTCAGGCGGCCATGGTCGGGCCGAAGGAGCCGGACACGTCCAAGAAGATCCGTGCTGTCCCGTACGGCAAGCCGTCAGGGCAACCAGTTTATAGAACCGTAAGGTTATGAAACTCGAGCAGGAGATCAGAAAAGCGAAAGATATCGTCTACAGAGTGGCAGAAGTTACCGGAGTCCCCGCGGAAGCGATCCGCTCGAGCGAGCATATTCCGCGCTACGTCTTCGCGCGCCACCTGGGTTACTCGGTGGCGAAGCGGTTGGGCCTGTCGCTGAAGGCCATCTCGCGGGCGTTCGGCGGGAAGAACAAGCAGGGCATCCTCTACGGCGTGCGCCGGATCGAGAAAGAAAGCCGTGCCGTCGAAGGGCTCTCCGAGCTGGTCGAGTTTTTGTGCCAGCAATCACAACAAGGATGGGAAAATGCTGAAACTCTCTGAAGAGGAATCGGTACGGCTCCAGAACTTCATCGAGGCCTGCTACCGAACCGCTCAGGCCGACCACCAGGACCGCCTCCAGAGGTTCCGGAACTACTACCGCAAGTTCCGGGGGCTCCGTGACCCGGCGGAAGCGAACGACCCAACGGCGCCGCGTTTCACGGTTCCGGCGATCAAGTGGACGGTCTACTCCACCTGGGCCCGCGTCACCATGTCTCTGATCGGAGAGGACGCCAAGATCAAGGTGGTGCCGCGCGGGCCGACGGACGTCCGCCTCGTCCGGAAGATCGAAACCTACATGAAGTGGCGGGTGTTCGAGTACATGCGGGCCGCCGAGGCGCTTTCGACGCTCATGTTTCAGGCGGTTCTGTACGGGCGCTCGCATGCGTACCTGCCCTGGACCACCAGGAAGCGGGCCGGCGAGATCGTCTACGACGGGCCGGAGCTGGTCCCTCTGTGGCCCGAGGAGATCGTCCTGCCGCCGGGCGACTACCGCACGCTGCACGAGGCCCCCTGGGTGATCCGCAAGTACTGGATCAGCCCACAAGACCTGATCGACGGTGAGCGGGAGGGGCGATACGAAGGGATCTCGGAGAACTGGGACCGCATCGTTCACACTTCGAAGCAGATCCGCGACCGCTCCGAGGACCCGGTGCTGTGGGCCAAGGATGAGGCCGAGAGCGTCAACATCTCCTCGCTCTCGGAGGATGAGCGGCTCATCGAGGCGTGGGAGTGGTATGGGTACTGGAGGCCGCGCGAGAAGGACGGGAACTTCTCGAAGGAACGCTACGAGGTGATGGTGCGGTTCCTTCCTACCCTCCGGCTCATGATCGGCATCTACGACCTCGAGACGCTGTTCCCGCGCATGAGTTTCCGGCGCCCGTTCGTCTCCTTTTCGCTGTCTTCGGACGGCTCCTACTGGAGTCCCGGGGTGGGCGAGTTGGTAACCGAGATCTCCGATGAGATGACCGAATCGGACCGGATGATCTCCCGGGCGCTCCAGTTCTCGACCGGCCCGGTCGTTCTGTTCCGCCCCACCGGCGGCTTCGACCCGGAGGCGTTCGAGTACCAGCCGGGCGTGGCCTACCCCGTGGACGACCCCTCGAGCGTGCGCGAGATCAGCTTCCGCGCCGACATTGAGCAAGCCATCGTCCGGCAGCAGATGCTGGCGACGTACCTCGAGCGCGTCACCGGCATCAACGACCAGACGCTCGGGCGCAGCATCGAGAGGCCAAACGCTCCCCGGACGTTGGGAGGCCAACAGCTCCTGCTTCAGCAGAGCAGCGTCCGCTTTCTGATCGACGAGTTCTTCATCCGGCAATCGATGCGGCAGTTCCTGCGTCAGGTCTGGGAGCTTGACTCGCAGTTCTGCGATTCGAGCGTCTTCTTCCGCGTGACCGAAGAGGACGCCGAAGGACTCCTGGGGGCTCGCGGTGGATTCGCCGAGATGACTCCGCTCGAGCGCATGTATTTTGTGGACTTCGAGTTCGACTTGGCGAGCGAGCAGAACGAGAAGGAGCTCCGAAAGGCGGAGGCGCTCCAGCTCTACCAGTTGGACCTGGGGAATCCCTTGATCGTCCAGAACCCGAAGGCGCTGTGGAAGATCACCAACCGCCTGCATGAGGCCTTCGGCGACGACGAGTTCAAGCGGTACGTCCCCGAGCCGCCCGACATCGGGAACCCGCTCCAGCCGAAAGACGAATGGGTGATGATCCTCCAGGGCGAGCCCGTCCAGGTGCACCCGATGGACGACGACCTGCGGCACATCCAGGAGCACATGGCGCAGATCGAGAACGAAAAGCTGGCCGCCAGCCCGGACATGGCCGCCATGAAGGCGATGGCGCGCCACATCGCCGAGCACCAGAGCCAACTAATGCAGAAGCGCATGATGGTGGGGCTCGCCAAGGATCTGGCCCGCTCGATGGAGCAGAGCACTCAGAACCCGGCTCTCGGCGGCATTGTCGCGCAGCCGCCGGTTCCCGTTCCGCTCCAGGGCTTGATGGGCGCCATCCAGGACCTCGCCGGAGGAGGCGCCGCGCCCGCTCCGTCCGGGGGCCCGGAAAAGAAGGCACCGAAATCGAGCAACAAATAGATAGGCGGCAATGCCTTGGACAAGTAAAGACGCCAAGCGTCACACCAAGAAGGCTGACACGCCGAAGGAGCAGCGGATGTGGTCGCACATCGCCAACAAGCTCCTCGGCGAAGGCTACAGCGAAGGCGATGCTGTCCGCATCGCCAACGGTGTGGTGAAAAAGCGGAACCGGAGGAAGGGCCGATGACGGCGGCCAGGCTCGCGCTGGCGGCCCTGGCGCTTGGCGGTCATGCCATCGCCGGGGAGAAGCTCTACGTCACGCTCGAGGTCTCCAAGAACCTGATGATCGTGGACGGCAAGCCCGAATGGGTGCCCGTCGTCCGCGTCTACTGGAAGGATAACGAGGCGCTGGTATCCGTGTCCTCGGAGGGTAAGCCCTCGGCTTCGCTCACTGTTGGATCTGGCAGGCCGGAGCAGATGGCGCCGGAAGAGTCCGAGGCTCTGGTTGATTCCCTTTCGAAACTGGTCGATACGCTCCGGGCGGCGGAGAGGCTTCGCCGCCGGGAGGAAACCCAAGAGATGAGGTGAAGATGGCACTTGAATACCCGCTCCCCTTTCAGGAGCCGAAGAACCTAACCCTGCCCGACGAGCCCTACTACGGCATCGAGAGGCTGTACCTGTTCGATAGATTCACTCGAGAGTCGTTCCGGAAAAAGATGGGCCAGCAGGCCCCGCCGTTCGACCCCGGCAGGCGGATCAAGCGGTGGTACGACTCGACGGCCAAGAGGGGGCCGTACTCCTACCTGTGCTTCAACTGGGACAAGAAGGAGTTCGAAACGTACACGATCACCGGCGAGGAGGCGGCCAGCATCAATCTGCCCGGCAAGTACGAGTACCCGCCCTACGTGGTCGCTCCGACTCCGGCGGTCGTGGTGGCGCCGGAAGGCGACCCGCAGCCGCTCAACCCGGACATGCTCAGCTACTTCTCGGAGGCCACGGCGCTCGCGGCCGAGTTGGGCGGGTTCGTGCGTGTGACCGAAGAGCTGGGCGGGCCGTTTTACATCGACTGGCGCGGCGAGGTGCGGCGCCAGTTCAGCGTGATTGTGGATGGCAAGGCGTACAACGCCGGGTTGTTGCTCAAGGCCAAGAACGCAGCCGGGATCGGTGCGCCCGGCAAGTGGCAGAGGACTCCGACGGGGCCGGTGTGGGTGTCAGAGCCCCAGCCGACCGGCGAGGACGACAGGCGCGGAGAGGTTCCCATCCCCTGCAGGCCGCTGTTCCCCGAAGAGGACCTGAAGATCACTCCCTTTGGGGTGACGGTCTACCGGAAGGACAAGGACTCGGAGCTTACCCGCGTGGAGTCCGGTGGGCTCACCCCGGAGCAGGACCGGCTCCTCCGCCAGATTGCCGAGGGCGTCGAGAAGCTGGTCAAGATCCTGTACAGGTGAAACAACTCGACCCCATCGATCTCGAGCACCTGGAGCAGACGCTGCGGACGGCGGGTTACGGCCTCATCCGCTCGTACCTGACGGACGCGCTGGCTTCTGTGGTCAAGGGCCTGCTCGAGAAGGGCCTCCCGGCCGCCGAGACGGAGTACTTGCGTGGGTACTACCACGGCATCAAGTTCGCGCTCTCGGCGCCGGACATGATGAGGAGGAAGAGGGAATGACTCTCGTGCGCTGCCGCACGTGCGGGCGAGACCTGCCGGCGTTCCGTGTCGTGACAGCCGGAGAGGCGGCGATCTGCGACCATTGCATCGCCGACTACCCGAGGCGGCTTGATGCTCTCCTCAACGAGCAGTGGCGCTGCACGGAATGCCGCAGGCACATCAAAGACCTGCCGGACGACGGCGCCGGGAACGTTTTCATGCGCATCCACATCAAGGATGGCGTCTACCAGATGCTCTGCGAGGACTGCTCGCGCCAGTACGCGATGAGGCGCCGTGATATCTACGGCGGAACGGAATTTCTGAAGAAAATCGAACAAGGAAGGTAGCATGTGGCTTGACTCGGAAGTGACAGAACAGGCGCCCGCTCAAGAGGGCGCACAACCGGAAACCGAAAGTAAGCAGCTCGAGCTGACCCCTGAGGATGACAAGGGGGCCGGCGCGAAAGCCAAGTCCGGGGAGAAGAAAGCCTCCCGCGGCGAGGCCGACAAGTCGCTCCAGAAGAGGCTCGAGGCGCTGGAGGCCGAACTCAAGGCGGCCCGCGAGAGCGAGAAGTACTGGGCGGAGCTTGCCAAGCGGTATTCGGCTCCCCAGGCCGAGGAGGGCGAGGAGGAAGAGGGATCCGAAGAGCAGGAAGAGCCGGTGGACAAGTTCATCGAGGAGCTCTCGAACCATGGCTTGAAGGCTCTCCGAAAGC